TTAATCAATTTAAACAAATGTCTGATAGACAATTTTTAATATCTAAAAATATAGATACAGCAGAAGTAACTACTAGAAAACTAGATACTTCTAGATTTATTAATTTAAGAAACTCTACGAGAACTGATGTATAATGGCAAGAACATTAAAAACTGTATTAACCAATTTTTCTTCTGGAGAGCTTAATCCATTATTAGCTACTAGAATAGATACACCTGCTTATTCAAATGGAGCTAAGCAATGTAGAAACTTTGCATTATTAGCAGAAGGTGGTCTTATGAGAAGACCAGGTACTACATATTTAGCAACATTACCTGCTGAGTCTAGATTAATTCCATTTGTATTTTCTGATGATGAAATAGCTATTATTGTTTTATCTAATCAAAGAATGGATGTTTATAATATTGATGGTAGTGTAATAGTATCTAACTATACAACTAATTGCAATTGGACTACAGCTCAACTGTTTGAATTAAACTTTGCTCAATTTGGCGATACTATTTTTATTACACACAGAGATAATGAAATAAGAAAATTGTTTAGAGAATCTGCAACTTCATTTACAGTATCAGTATTTGCATTTGATGATGATGATTCAGTAACTGTAAGTGGTGTTAATAAAACAACTAGACCATTTTATAAATATGCTTCTAGTTCTATTAGTGTAAGTTTATCTTCTCATGGAACAGGAACAGGTAGAACTGTAACTGCAAGTGCTAATGCTTTTACAAGTAACCAAGTTGGGGACTATATAGAAATAAATAAAAAACAAGGTAAGATAACTGGTTTTACTTCTGCTACACAAGTTACTATTACTATTATTGAAGATATGGGTAATGCTGGTCCACACTTTGATTGGGCAGAACAATCTATATCTACCAAAAGAGGATTTCCACAAGCTGTAACTTTTCATAATAACAGACTATGGTTAGGTGGTTTAAAGTCTAGACCTGCTGGTATATTAGCTTCTAGAATATCTGAGTATTTTAATTTTAGTGTAGGAACAGGTGAAGCAGATGAAGCTATTGATTTAGATATTGCAGGTTCAGAAGTTAATGAAGTTAGACATATGTTGTCTGGAAAAGACTTACAAGTATTTACAGATGGTGGTGAATATTATATTCCAAGAGCAAATGATAATACTATTACTCCTGGAAATGTATCAGTATTAAGACAAACACCTTATGGTATTAGTAGAACAGCTCCTGTTATGTTTGATCAAGCAGCAGGTTTTGTTCAAAAAAATGGTAAAGCTGTAAGAGAATTTGTTTATTCAGATATTGAAGATGGATATAAATCAACTTCGGTATCAATACTTGCAGAACATCTAATAGATAATCCAAAACAAGTAGCTATTATAAAAGGTAACTTTACTAGACCAGAACAGTATGCGTTTTTTTTAAATAACGGAAGTACACTTCCAGGAAGTATGGCTATATTTCATTCTGTTAGAGATGAAAAAATAGCAGGATGGGGACTTTGGACAACTAAAGAAAATGATTTATATCAATCTGTAATTACATTAAATGAATTTTTAGTATGTATTGTTAAAAGACAATTAAATGGATCTACAGTATATACACTAGAAAAATTTGGAGATGATGATAGTATTACATTAGATATGCAAACAACATCAACAGTAAGTCAAAGAGGAACACCATTAGTACAGGGTGCTAGTCAATCTGGAGCTGTAGTAAAAATAGATGGATTTACTTCTGATCCACAAATAAATGAAACATTTACTATTGCAGGAAACTCTACTGAATATACTATTCAAGCTGTTACAAATAATGGTGGTGGATCTTATGATCTTAACTTAGATCAAAACTTAGCAGCAAGTCCAGCAGATAATGCTGTTGTTACAATTGTTAAAGGATATTTTCATTCTGTAAATGGTATTTATACAAATGAATCTGTTAATGCAGTAGAAGGTAATAGTTCATTAGGTGCGTTTACTGTTAGTGCTACAGATACTATTACATTAAATTCTCCAAGAGCAACTGGAGTAAAAATTGGATTTAACTATACACCTATTATTGAAACTATGCCAATAGATAAAGAATTACCAGAAGGACCATTAACTGGTTTACCAAGAAGAATCTCAAGAGCCATCATTGATATTAATTCTGCTTTAGATTTAACTGTCAAAGCTGCAGATACAACCTCTAAATCTTTAGTAGTCCAACAAGTTAACTTCACTGGTGGTTCTGACTTAACACCTGTAACAGATAAAAAAGAATTTTTCTTTTTAGGTTATAGCAAAAGTCCAACAGTAACATTATCTCAAGATGATCCGTTACCAATTAAAATATTAGGAATGAGTGTGGAGGTAGTTTTTGCATGAGTGCTGATCCTGTTACATTAGCTATTGCTAGTACTGTTGTACAAGCAGTTGGAACTTATTCACAAATACAAGCTCAAAAAGCAACTAACAAAGCTATCATAAGAGAATATGAAACAGAAAAAAAATACAATCAGTTAAAAGGATTACAAGATTCTAATGATGTATTAGAAGAAGCTAGAAGAAAACGTAAACAAAATTTAGCTATAGTTGCAGGTTCTGGTTACAATGATGATAGTAGAAGTTTTTTATCTACTCAATCTGAAATAAAAAGAATAGCAGCAAAAGATGTAACCAATATAAAAATTAATACACTTAGAGGTGAGTCTAAAATAGAAAGTCAAATATATACAACAAAAGTTATGGGTAAAGCTCAAGAGTTTGGAGCTTATGCAAGTATAGCAGCATCAGCATTAAAAACAAAATCTTATGCTGATTCATATAAAACACCAAAAGGTCAATATTTTACAGATGATCCAGGAGATAAATATTAATGGCATTAAAACAAGCAAAAAAACAAGTTGGTTTAAAAGCAAGTGTAGCTGATAATATTGGTATTCCAAAATTTCCTACTACAACTATAGCAGCACAAATATCTAAACCTATTAGTGAAGCTATAGATGTATTTAGAAAAAAAGCTGAAGTTGATGCTTCTGCAAATTGGCAATTTCAATTTAATCAACAATCAAGAGATCATTATCTACAATTAAAAGATAAGTTTAAATTTGATCCAGATGGAATGAGAAATGCTGTTGATAATTATTCTAAAACAGTAATTGGAAGTACGCCAAGTGTTTATAAAAATATTGCACAAAATATTTTAGCACAAAAAAATCTAGCTAATATGTCTTATGCTACAACTAATTATAATGCTAGAGAAGATCAAAAAGCATTAGATGGTTGGAATTTAACTAAAGATCAAACAATGATAGATGCAGGATCTCATTTAGAAACTATAAGTATGAATCCAGAGTTAACATCATTAGATGTAAATAATTTTATTGGAGATGATTTATTAAAAACTTTAAATCATAATTATGGTGGTGCAGAAACTACTATTGTTGAAACTAATAGATATAGTGGTAGTCAATTAAAAAAAGATTTAGATAATGATATTATAGATTTAGAAACATTAAGAGTATTTAATATTATAAAAAAATTAGGAGATGTAGATGGTAATAAATATTTTTTAGATTACGCTGCAGGAAAAGATAATTTACCTGTAACACCTTTAGGATTTTCTGCTGATAACCCTATATATCAAAAATATGCTAAAGATATTACAGATCCATTTAAAAGATCTAAAATAATAACTAAAGTTAAATCATTGTATGATGATTATAATAGTAAAAATATTAATGGATTAAAAAATGCTAAAATAAAATATAATCTTGATGGGCAACAAGCTAGTGGTGGAATATTAGATGTTAATAATTTTGCTAATGGTGCAAATGGCAATGCTACTAATTATGTAACAAATAATATGCCAGGTATTGATAAAGATTTTGATAGAGCTGTAGAAATAGTTAATAAAAATATTAATGTACAAGAATTAGTAAACAAAGCTTTAGATTATGAAATTATTGATAATTTTGAAAATAATGAAGAAATGGAATTATTTAAAACTGCTTTACTTAGAAGATATGGAATAGATGATAAAAATATAACTGATATTAATAATCCAGATTTAGCAACAGTTATGGAAATATATAAAAATCAAAATTTAGAACCAACTGCTGTACTTAAAAAAATTAATAAAAGTTATAATGTAAATTTTTCAACACCAGGAATGAAAGAAGATTTTTTTGAAAATTATGCTTTGCGAAATTTTATAAAATCACAAGATATGTTTCCATATTTAACAATTGAAAATGAACACATTTATAATGCAGCAGACAAAATGGGTTTAAGTGCTATGGAATCTCCAGAAGTAATTGCTGAAAAGTTAAATAAAATAGTAGCTAATCAAGGTAGTTTAGAAGAAAATTATAATAAAGTATCTAGTAATATTGATAATAATTTAGATGTTGCAATTAATAATATGAAATGGACTATTGAAATGCAAGATATAAATACAGATACTTGGTGGCTTAAAAAAATATTTAATAAAAAACAAAATAAGTTTTCTCATATGTTTATACCAGAAAGCACAAGTGCTTGGTATAAAGGTTTAGATATGACACCAAAAGTACAAAAAGATTGGTTAGATAATATTAAAACACAATTAGCTTATATTAATGGTAATAGCGATATAGATATTACAACAGATGAAGGTAAAGAACAATTTTACAAAGCATCTATACAAGCTTTACATTCAATGAATAAACAAGGTTATTCAGCTACTAGATTAAATGGTACTGGTAAAGTAAGCATGATTAAACATGGTTTTGAAAAAGAAATTGGATTTACTGGTCAAGGTTTTGACTCTGCATTAATGGCACAAGCAAATTATTTAAAAGAAAATTTATCTATAGAAGAACAAATAGAAAGATTTGGTTTTGATCCTGTTGGCCCAAGTGGTAAAGAACAAAAGCCAATTAATATTTCTGATGTTATGAAAAGAGTTATAGATGAAAACTATAAAAATTTAATTATAGAACCTACAGGAACTTTTAATAAAGAAGGTAAACCTAATTATCATGCTAAAGTTATATATGATGATAAATTAATTTCTTTAACACAAGGAGATAATTATTTTGATCCTACTGGTTTAAGAAGTAATATGTTTGGAAAAGATTTACCAGATTCTAGATCTCAAATTATACAAGAAATTGCTACTAAAAGATTTGATTTATTTATGGAAAAAGGTTTAGGTAGATTTATTGATGGAGATTCTGGTACAGAAAAATGGTTACAAAAATTTTTTTATGCAATTAGTAAAACAAAAGTAGAAGCTTCTGATTATAGATTTTATCCAGACTTTCCTTTAATAGATGATATACCTGCTGAAGTAAAACCATTTGGTTTTATATTTAAAGCATTAGGTCAAGATATAGATGTTGAAAAATACTATAATGAAGCTGCAGAAATTAATAATGAAATTAATAAAATTGTATCTTATGATGAACAAATAAATAAAAATAGAAACTTTACTGATAAACAAAAATTATTAGAATCTAGATTTCCTCCACATAAAACTTCTGCTACAGAAGCAGCTTTACAAAAAACTTTTATGCAACACGCATATAATAATTATAAAGATACAACTTTACCATTAACATTTAGAACTAATAACTATATGGCAGTTATGAAAACAGATCAAACTTGGGATGGTGAAATAAAAGATATTACTACAGATAATCAAGCAGCAATATTTGCTAGTCCTGTAGATTCTATAAGAGCTGCTATGAGAGTAATGATTAATAACTCTACTTTAATTAAAAATGAAACTACTAAAAGATATGGTAATAATCCTACAGCAGAACAAATCTTAAAAGTTTATGCAGTTGATAGTGAGCCATATTTAAATGCCTTAGAAGATAAAACTAATTTTACTAGAGATACTGCAATTAATTTTTTTGATGGAAATCAAATGTATCAATTAATTAAATTTATGATTGAACATGAAATGGGTTCAGAAGCATTTAATAAATATTATCCACCACAAAATCAAACACTTTTAGATAAAATGATTTTTGAAGGCTATACAAGGGGTATAAATTCTTATGGTGGTAAATTAGGTAAATTAAATTAATGACGGCTTTTCCATTTAAGCCTTCTGATGCAGAAAGTTTAAAGCAAGAAAGAAATACTCCTATAGAGTATAGTCCTTATGCAGATTTTCAACAAGGCTTTGCTTCTGAAAACTTAACATCAATGGCTGTTGATTATCTTGTTAATCATCAAGATTTTGTACCAGATGAAAATTATAATCCTAAAAATGATCCACAACTAAGAAACTATGAAGATTTTTATGATCATTTTATGTTTAGTAAAAGTGCTGCAGAATCTACAGCTATTATACAAAAATTAAATAAACAAGCTGAACAAAACTATGCAAGTCCTTGGTATCATATAGGTAAAATTACTGGAGCATTTTTAGATCCTTCAAGTTTATTATTAGCAACTAAAGCAGGGCAAAGTGCAAAAGTATTTGGTACAGCTTTTACTGCTGAAGAAATAGCAAAACAAAATATAGATCCAACAAGACCAGATGATTATGTTCCTTGGATTGTTGCTGGTGGTTATGGATTACCATATATTATAAATAAAATGGGCAAAGGCACTATAGGTGGAGCTACACAACAAAAAATTATAGATGCAGATAAATCATTTCATGCACCACCTAAAACAATGACACAAGAAATATATGAAGATGGTAAATTTATTAATCCTAATGAAAGACCTCCAACGCCTGGTAATGTAGGTGCAGCAGCTAATGAGCAAAAAGTAAAACCTACACCTTCTGAAGAATTTCAAGGTGAAAGATTTGTAAAAAGTTATTTAGGTATATTTGGAGAAGATGGTCCTTGGACTAATGTATTTAGAGTTACTAAATCTGTTTCTAAAAATGCAAGAACTATGATTGCAGATATATTAGATACACCATTACTTAAATTAAAAAATACTAAAGACTATGGTTTTAAAGCAACAGATCCATCTATTGAGTTACAATTAAGAATGAGAGAAGTAGGATCTATAGAAGCTATGAAAGATATTAAAGAGCAATACATGAAGTATATTGCTAGAGTACAAGGTGCACATCCTAAAACTGAACTAGGAATTAATATGCACAACATTATGAATAGTCAAATGTCTTTAGCTGAGTTTAGTAGAGAAGTAACTAAAACAAGATTAAAAGGTATGCAAAATGATATTCCAGAAATAGCACAAGCTGCAAGAATTACACAAGATAAAGTGTATGGACCAATAGGTAAAGAAATGCAAGAACTTGGTATTCGTAAATTACCAATTGAAAGAGAATTAAATTTTTGGAAAGGTACTATGGACACAATGAAAAAGAAAGGTGAAACTACTAAATCATTTAAGTCTAAAGTAGATGGTACTACATCACAATATTCTGCAACAGAAATTAAAAATAAAATTGCTAAGTTAGAAGAAAGACTAAAAGCGTCAGATAGTTTAATAAAAGATTATGTTAATATAATTTATAATAAAAGTAATATAGATAAAAACAAAGAATTATTTAAAAATATAATTAGAGAAGATCTAATTAAAAGAGGAAAGTATATTAATGAAAAAAAATTAAATACTTTAGTAGATGATCTAGCAGGACATTTTCCATTTCAAAGATTTGAAAAAACAAAATATACTGATGATATTAAAGATCTTATATTTGAAAGATATGCTTTTAATAGACCTAGATATGCTAGAGCTACAAGAGCTAGAGAGTTAAACCTTCTACCAGAAACACAAATGAAGTTAGTAGATAATGATTTTATAGTTAGTGATATTTTTTCATTAATGAAAACATACTACAGACAAGTAACTCCAGATATTTTATTTACTAAAAAATACGGAGATCCAAATGGTTTAGGATATAAATACATAGATGAAGCTCAATCAATGACGTTTCCTGGATTATATCAAGTAGCTGAAGAATATAACATTAAGGCATTTAAGGCAAAAACTAAGGCACAAAAAGCTAAAATTATGGCAGAGAGAAACAAAGTTCTAGAAGATCTAGAAGCTGGTATTGAGCTGGTTAGAGGTACATATGGATTACCTGCTGATCCTCATGCTTGGACATCTAGAGCTATGAGAACAATGAAACATTATAATGCTTTAACAATGCTTACTGGTTTTTTTGCAGCAGTAGCTGATGTACCAAGAACTATTATGACATCTGGTATTCAAAGAGGTTTTAAAACTCAATTTGAAATGTGGGCAGATATGCTATCAAATAAAAAATTCGGTATCTTCAAAGCAGGTAAAAAAGAAGCTCAGTCTTTTGCAGAAGCAGTAGATATGGTTACTGGACAAAGAGCTATGTTATTTTCTGATATAGGAGATATGTTTGGTATGTCTTCTAAAGTAGAAGGTATGATGGGTAAAGCAGCTAACTTTAACTTTATGTATATTAACATGATGTCTAGATGGACAGAATTTATGAAAAGTGCAGCATCTGTTACTATTGGTTCTAGAATCTTAGAAGACTCTGTTAAATGGAGTAAAGGTACTTTATCAGATAAATTTAAAACTAAATTAGCAGCTTCTGGTATTGATGAAGAAGTAGCAAAAAGAATTGCTAAAATGTATGAAGAACATGGTACTAAAACATTATATAACAGAATGGCTAATTCAGCAGAATGGACTGATGATTTAGCTAAACAAAGATTTGGTGCAGCGTTAAATAAAGATATTAATATTACAATTGTAACGCCAGGCAAAGGAGATACACCTTTGTTTATGAACTATGAACTTGCTAGTACTATTGTACAGTTTAAAAAATTTGCAATGGCTTCTACACAAAGAATGTTAATGAGAGGTATGCAAGAAAAAGATATGGATTTTTTATTTGGTTCTATGTTGTTAATGGGATCTGGTATGTTAGTAGATGCAGTTTACAGTGAGTTTAGATTTAACAAAGATTATTCTAAAAAATCTTTAACTGCAAAACTATTAGCAGCGTTTGACAGATCTGGATTAGGTGGAATATTTGTAGATGTTAATAGATCTATAGAAGCTCTTACAGATAATAGAATTGGTATAGCTCCATTAATGGGTGAAGGTAAACCTTATGGTTCTTCTATGAAATCTAAAGTAGGATTGTTAGGACCAAGTGCATCACAAATTTATAATGTGTTTGATATTATGTATGATGTAGGTGGTAATTCATATAATCATTACACAGCACGTAATGTGCGTAGATTAATTCCATTTCAGAACGTATGGTACTTGGATTGGTTATTTGACGATATAGAAAAAGGACTTCGATAATGAGTATAACAATTTCAGATACAGAACCACGAGTTCAATATACAGCAACGAGTGGACAAACTAGTTTTACTGTAGGATTTGAATTTTTTGATAATGCAGATTTAAAAGTATTTAATGGTACAACATTATTAACTTTTTCTGCATCACCAGCAGATGCAACAGAATATTCGGTATCTGGTGCAGGACAAACTGGTGGTGGTTCTATTACATTAGGTTCGCCTGGTGCAACAGTAAATGATGTAATTACAATATCTAGAGATTTAGCAATAGCAAGATCTACAGACTTTCCAACATCTGGTGCTTTTCAAATAGGATCACTTAATACAGAGTTAGATAAAATTATTGCTATGTGTCAGCAACTAGAAAGAGATCTTAAGTTTTCTCCTAAAGCTGCTGCTACTACAGCAAATACATTTAATATTACATTTCCAAATCTTGTTGCTAATAAAGTTTTATCAGTAAATAGTTCTGGTAATGGATTAGAGTTTTCACAAGATATTACAAATATAAATACAATAGCAGCAATAGCTAGTGATGTAACTACAGTTAGTGGTATTGCTTCTAATGTTACAGCAGTTGCTGGAGCTGTAACTAATATAAATACAGTAGCATCAAACATTGCAAATGTTAATACAATTGCATCTAATATTGCAGATATTATAACTGTTGCAAACGATCTTAACGAAGCTGTTTCTGAAATAGAAACTGTTGCATCTGACTTACAAGAAGCAAGTCCAGAAATAGATACAGTTGCAGGTTCAATAACTAATGTAAATACTGTAGGAAGTAATATAGCTAATGTTAATACAGTAGGTGGAATATCAGCAAATGTTAGTACAGTTGCAGGAATTTCTGGTAATGTTACTACTGTGGCAGGAGATTCTTCAGATATACAAACTGTTGCAGGTATATCTACAGCAGTAGGACAAGTTGGTCCAATAGCTGCTAATGTTACAACAGTTGCAGGAATTGCTTCTAATGTAACTTCGGTAGCAGGTATATCTTCAAATATAACAACAGTAGCTGGAATATCTAGTAATGTAACATCTGTTGCTGGTATTAGTGCAAATGTAACTACAGTAGCCAACAATATATCAAATGTTAATAACTTTGCAGATAAATACAGAATAGGATCTAGTGATCCAAGTTCATCATTAGATGAAGGTGATTTGTTTTATAATTCTACAAGTAATGTTTTAAAATACTACAATGGAAGTGCGTGGACAAATATTGAATCTACTGATACTTCAAATTTAGCAACAAATGGATTCGCTATAGCCATGGCGATTGCATTATAATAAAGGAGTAATATGGCACAAAACTTTAGAAGATACACAAGCAACAATGTAGGTACAGGAGCAGCAACTCTATTTACTTCAGATAGTTATGATACTGTTGTTGGTATATCAGTTTCGAATGTAACTGGTTCATCAGTTATAGCATCTGTATATATTAATGATAGTTCTAATGACATCTATTTAATTAAAGATGCACCTATTCCTGCAGGTTCATCATTACAAGTATTAGATGGTGGAGCAAAGTTTGTAGTTCAATCTGGTGATGCTTTAAAAGTAATATCAGACACAGCTTCATCTTTAGATGTTTGGGTATCAACAGTAGATGCAATAAGTACATAGGAGATTAATGCCGTTTATTGGAAATCAACCAGCATTAAGTTATACAAGTTTTGCTAAACAAGACTTTACTACAAGTGCGACTACAACTTACACATTGGATAATCCAGTTGCTAATG